ATGGTAGAAATTAAAAATTCAAATTCTGGTTTTTCTTCAGCGTCTTTTTCTTTCATCGACGCCAGAATTCTCATGGCTTGTATTACTTCAAGACATTTTTCTTCGTCTACATCCCCGTATAAACTTACAAGCCGTAAATCATCGCCCGGGTCCTCCGGGATGACGAGTTGTAGTTCTTTTTCCTCTGTTTCATTTTCCACTATTTTTTCAGCTTTCATTTTTCCTCTGCTTGTTTTTCTTTTTCGGACTTAAAATTTGTAAATTGCCCCCTTTCCATGAGAGAACTACTTCTTTTTTAATGTGCTTGTCTAATAAATCTAGGACAGTCCCAAGATGGTTAATATCTAAATCTGCTTCTTCCTCTCGACCAAAATACCAGCACAAAACAGAATTAACTAAAAAAGCATTTTTGGCGTAAATAACATTGCCTTCTTCATAATAGTCTTTGTCGCGCTCTAAAACAATCTTTCTTAATGACATTTTCATCTCTTCTATTCCTAGCATTCGAAGTCTTCCATATAGTAAATACTCTTAAAATTTTCTTTTTTTCAATTCTTTTGTAAGAACCATAAGGGCTTCCTCCCAAGTCTGAAACTTAACTAAACCTTGTAATTGGCGCGGATAATTGCCTTGAAATTTGTGAATGATGGAACCTTTCCAGTTGTCAAAAGATTTTTCATCCATCTCCTTGGCCAAATCTACGGCCTCGTCGGTGGCGCCTCCCTTTTTCATCTGAAGGTATTTTAATTGCCTCATGTGAGCAACGTCTTCAGTTATGGTTGCCAGCAAACGCAAAGAGCTTAAAATAACGTCTTGGGCAAATAAAGCGACTTTGCCATACCCCAGCGCGGTGCTCAAAATTTTATGGGCGATTACTCCTATAAAAAACCATAGTGCTTCTGGCGAAATTAATGCTTCCATCATAAAATAATCTCCTGTTTAAAATAAAGCTATCCATAGGATAGCATATTTAACTTAAAATGTGAATTGTTTTTTTGAAAGGAAAGGAGATAAACTATAGGTTTTTAACGCCGTTGCGATTGTCTGCGGCGCTGTGGGGAAACCCCCATTTTTTCTCGGATCAGACGCTTTGTGACTCGCTTAAGCACTTCTTGGACCACAGGCTCATTATCAACCACTTCGATGCCAGCGTCACTTAAGAGTTCCATGAGTTCTTCTTCTCCGCCGACTTCTTCTTCAGCACCAAGCTCTACTTCTTCTTCGCCGCCAAGCTCTTCGCCTCCCATTTCAACTTCTTCTTCAGCACCAAGCTCTACTTCTTCTTCGCCGCCTTCTTCTCCACCTTCAACCGACATAGGAATGTCATATTTGTCTTCAATGGCAGTTGCAATCGTATCGACTAAATCTCGAATAGCAGCTTCGTCTACATCACCTCCTTCGCCGCCAAGTTCTTCGTCTCCCATTTCAACTTCTTCTTCGGCTCCAAATTCAACTTCCTCGCCTCCGCCGCCAAGCTCTTCGCCGCCAACTTCCTCTTCGGCTCCAAATTCAACTTCTTCTTCTTCTTCTTCGGGCTGTTCTTGAAGACCATATTGGTCGAAGTAGTTCTCTTGCAGCGCTTCCATATCAGCTAGCTTCATAAAGCGTCGGATAGTGCCCTCATTGAGCAAAGTTTTCTTTTTACGTTTACGCATTGTTCGTCTCCTTAAACAAAGAAAAGTATTTCACTTACTTTAAATAGTCGAATAAAACATAAAAAGTACCATTAAAAATCAATAGATTCTATTTTCGTTAATTTTTTAAGAGCTTTATCTTCAATCTGCTTAACCCTAACAAAACTAATTTGTAATCGGTCAGCCACTTCTCTTAAAGTCATATTGCCATTTTTTTGGATGGCCAACAAAGAACAGTTGAAATCCTCTTTGTACTTAATCCAATAGCGACATTCTTCTTCCTTACAACATCTTTCCTTTAATATACATTCAGCAGCGCATTTTTTCATAGATCAGGACATTCCTCCTCCAACAGATCAAAGATGCTTTCTATCTCGTCCCCCCCCAAAGCAAACTTGTCAATTGTTTCTTGACGCAGTGTGGTCATTTTTTTAATCTTATTTTTCTTCGAAGTACTCTGGGAATTGTTTTTTCCCTTAAGTGTATTAATGAAATTCATAATGCCCTCGTCCTGATTTAAATAGCCGGATATTACCCCCCGGAAGAAGGCTGACTGGGTTAGACCGTCATAGTGCAAACGTATTTTTAAATCGGCATGCCTCTTGTCAGAATCATAAAAAACAATTTTTTTACCACTCTTACCATATTTTACCATCAACCCCTCCGCATAATATGTGTAGAGCTTTCCACTTGGGCGGCCGACGTTTGTTTAATAAAATCTGCTTTCATCCATAATTCTTCTATACACTTTGCGCCCGTGTAAGCAAATCCACTTTGAATATTCCCTCTCATATTATCAAGAATTGTTTTAACATCTCCTTTAAATGGGATGGTCGTAGAAATGCCCTCCGGAGCCGATGACTTTCCGCGCCATTCATCTTGAGCAGCTTTGCTGGCCATCCCACGATACACCTTATACTTTTTATTCTTGCTCTGAAATATTTCACCAGGAGCTTCAGTAGTCCCAGCCAACATCGAACCCAATATTACGAAGTCAGCACCTGCCGCCAAAGCCTTTACTATATCACCATTAGTTTTTATGCCGCCATCAGCAATTAATTTTGCATCCCTATCCGACTGAGCACAATCTAAAATGGATTGAAAAGTGGGAATCCCATGACCGGTCTGTGTGCGCGTAGAGCAAATAGAACCGCCTCCAATACCCACCCTAATACTAGTCGCCCCCCAATCAGCCAAATCATTAAACCCCTCCAGAGTGGCCACATTCCCAGCCATAATATGTAGAGAAGTGCCAAAAGTCTCTCTAAGAGTTTGGAGTGCTTTTTTAACCAAGCAATGATGCCCGTGAGCAACGTCAATACAAATAATACTAACGCCGGCGTCGTAAAGGGCGCATGCGCGTTCTTCAAAATCTCCCGTTGCGCCCACTGCGGCGCCCGCGATAGGCATCCCACCCATTTGAGCAGATAAAACAAGATTGACTTGTTCTTCAATGGAATTATATCTATGGATGATGCCGAGCCCCCCAGCTTTACGCATGGCAATTGCCATCTTTGATTGTGTCACTGTGTCCATGGGGCTTGAAATGACCGGGAGACTCAAAGTGATATTGTCATCCAAAGCATTACCAATATTGGTGTGACTTCTGCTTTCAATGTCCGAATACTTGGGGACGAGCAGCACGTCATCAAAACTTAAAGCTTCTTTCATTATGCCACCTCTTTCTTACGCTGGGCCCAAAATTCTTTCATGCGCCGACTTCTTTCAGAAGAACCTTTTCTTTTCTGAGTGTGGAGAAGTTTGGCCACCTTCATAACCTTCTTCTCAGACACAAAGAAATTTCCTTCAGTGTCACCCTCCTGAGATAAAATACAACCCAAAGAAAGGAGCTTCCGCTTTATCTTATTATAAGTGGTTTCTGTGGGTCTGACAACGGATACACCGATCATGCCATTATCGACCCCCGTCCACCACAAATGGTCTTCTGAATGTTTTCTAACCCGCGAAGGGCTTATAGGTTCGCCACATTCATTAATCTTATAACGAAGATTATTCTCTTCACAAAATTGTTTAAACTTAGTTTTGCTTTTTCGCTCGCTCACTGAGATCCTCCTTAAAATTTTGTACCAAAGATAAGCCCCGATTCCAACATTCTGGGCAATATAAATTAACAATATTTTCTTTTTTTCGAATTGCCACATACCAAGATATAACCATCTCTTTATCTTTTTTGTCAAACGGCTTATTGCACACCAAACAGTTGTCCTTCAAATCACCAAATAAAGCAACTTTAGCCTCGAATTCTTTGTTGACTTCTTTATCCGTTTGGCGTTTTATTTTTCTTTTAATGCTCATTAAAATCTTCCGGTGGAACCAAAACCTCCACCCCCCCTTTCTGTGCTGATGTTTAAATCGTCCTCGTCAAAGACTTCTTCTACCCCGCAGTGTACGATGGGGGCCAAAACGGCTTGTGCAATCTTCTCTCCGGGTGCAATCATTTGAGTGCCGGTACCAATGTTGTGGAGATTTATAAATACTTCTCCATCATAGCCCGGGTCGATCACGCACGCCCCCACCAGAAGTTGACGTTTTGAGGCAACGCCGGATT